CTTAAAAGTAGACGCGGCAGTGACCGCATCTTTTCGGGATAGCCCTGCCTCACGCAGAGCCGACTCCAGAACCTTGAGATCAGCAGAACCGTCAGGCCGGAAGAACTCCAGCTTTTTGACTTCTGCCATCGGGTTATTTGGGTACATCACTACGGACACCTCCCGCAAACCACCGTTGGTGATCTGGAAGTACCCTTCGCCAATGTCGTCTTGACTGCACATGGAACCGTCTTCCTTGACCATGCAGTATTCATCTGCATAAGCCCCGACAGACACGCCACCAAACATATTGGGGCTTTCGGTCATGATCTGATACAGGTCAGAGCCACTGGTGGTGTTGACGAACAACCTGCCACTAGCGTTCATGCCCTCATCATCAAACTCGAAGTTGGTCCACTCGCCAACAGGCATGCTGTCGCTGTTGTGGTTCAGGAACATAGGCAAAGGCTTGCCCATCTTCTGAAACTCTTGAGCCCAGGCGGAAAAGCCTTCAGGACGGTAGTAAAACTTACGACCGTCTGCACCCTCTCGGGCTCCCCACGTAGTGACGCGGGCCTCAATCTTTCCGGTCTGCTCCTCGGACTTTTTTTCCGGCAGGTTTAGACTTGCTTCGCAGACCAGTTGGACTTGCTTCATTGATTGCCCCTAACTTGATAGCTTGATTATCGTCTTTTATCTTGTGGGCAACAATTTTGGACCTGTTCGCAACTGACGCTGCCAAGATGCGAAGATAGTTCACTGATTGCATCATACACCTTTTACACCATTGCCAACAATATAGCAAACTCTTCGTCATGTAGATTCTTAGTGGAAGATGTCATCACTTCCCCTACATCTGACGCAAGACTGTTTGCGTATAGCCTGCATTCGGCATCTATCCGAATTGCTCCGAGTGCCGAAGGCTTGCCAATGCTTGCCTTCGTTTTGATAGGTCGAAGCAAAACGCTAGCGTCTTGTTGCTCTTCCTTTTTCTTGGTTTTAGTGTAAGGCTCAATAAAACTGTACGAACCACCACCAGAAGAAACAGATGGGGCACCTTGAAATAGCAGGCCTGTCGTAGCGACAACAATCGCAACATAACCGATACCTTGTACTGCTATTGCGCGAGGATCAATCATTGCCGGGTCACCGTCGTTATGCCTGCAACAGAAGTCAACGATTGAACGACAGGTCCGCTAGAGCGAGATGAGTCAGTAACGATAAGGTTTGAACCAATTCCGTAAAGCGCTGCAAGTTCTGTAATCATGGTTGCAATATCACTTCCAAGTGATGTTGCAGAAGACGTTGTTTCAATGTTTACCTGATTGCCTTCTTGAGTAACTGTTTGATTTACCAAACCAGCTACGCGAGAAGATGGTCCAACCACCAAAGGATTCTGCAATCCATGCAATAAATATACGTTGTAAAGCTCAATCGCTTGCGCTTTTGTAATCAGATAAGAATCAGATTCAACAAGTGGTTGGTAGAAAGCATTTGTATTGCTGACCAGTGAAGGAACAACAATACTTGATTCAGTGATCGCTGCGTCAAAGAACGACTGTGTATTAACAAGTAGACTTGGTAAGAGATTTGTTCCAGCACCTGTGATTGATGCGAAATAAAATTGATTTACGTTATCGTATCTGTTTGCGGATAAATTAACACTAGATGCTACGCTTCCAGAATAAAACGCATTGGTGTTTTCATATCGCGCAGGATTCAACGCATACGAGACTGAAACTGACGCAGCAAAAAAGTTTTGCGTATTTGTAAATAATGTAGGTGTTAAGACATAAGTATCACTAACATTAGCGGAATAAAAAGACTGAGAATTACTATAAAGACTAGGCAGAAGCGTCTGTGATGGAACGCTTTGAGTTATTGTTGCGTTATAAAAATCTTGCGCATTGTCATATCTTGTGGCCGTTAATGTTTGAGTTGGGCCACTGACATTTGCAACTGTTGGACTGTAGAAAGTTTGACTATTTGTATAAAGTGATGGAGCAAGCGCATAACTTGCACTTACTTCCTGACTAAAAAACGATTGTGAGTTTGTTACAAGCTCAGGAGAGAGCGTAACTGTGCCGCGTGTCAGTGTCGGCGCAAAGAACGATGTAGTGTTGGTATAGAGAGTCGGCGAAAGATTGACCGACCCTCTTGTAACCGTAGGCGCAAAAAAAGTCTGATCGTTAACGACCAGAGATGGATTAAGCGCTTGTGTAGTCGGGCCTACCTCTCCTTGCCCAAGAAGAAGTGGCAGCAGCACGGTTTAGAACACCTCGAAAGTGATCTCGAACGCCAAGTTACCAACCGAGGCCACGGTGCCTTGAACAAACCGCAATCCCGAGTTCTCACGCACGATCAGGTCCGCGCCCTCATTGCGAATGAACTCCGCACCCAATGTGCCAGCGATACCGGATGGTGCGGATGTCTCCTCGGTGAACACCCAGCGCTGACCAATCATTGCGCCAGCAGTAGCGCCACCAGCGGGGGCCGACCTTGCCGTTACGCTGGCCGACAATGCTGCATTTGCGGTATCCATTGCACTAAGTGTGATGGCATTTAGCGCAGTACCGTTTGTCGTCGCAGCGGTGCCACCTGTGCCAACTGCTGAAGTGCGCGTCAGGCTGACTTCAACACCCAACGTACCGGTGACTGCTGTGTCGTTGTCAACGTAGCAGAACGCCGATAGGATGCGCAGCGATACGCCGCTACCAGTGGCATTGAACAGGTCAAGAAATACCTTGTTTGCGCCTACAGCTTGGCTAGGGCAAATCAGACGGTATTGAGGCAAGCTGCCTTGGATGTTTCCATCCGGCATTGCCACCATGATGACTTGATACTCTTTGCCCGAAACCAACTGCGTGGCAACCGTCGCTCCCGTACCTGGAGTGACGTTGATTGAGTCGTTTGGCAGCGCCATAAATTACCTTACAGTGCAAAGATGCCGCTTGCGTTCCAAGTCACACTAATATCGCCGCCGTTTGGCGTAACTGGAAGACCAGCAACACCAGAATCGATGTAGGCCACCAGAGGCGAAGTGCCTGCCGTACCGGTATCTACATAGATGACCAGCGCTTCCACGGAGTTACCAGTGACAGCGGTATAGGTTACGTCACCACCGTCAAACACACCGTTGGTCACCGACTTCGTAGCACCGATAGTCTGAGCAGTGCCAACCACGCCGGTCAGCGAGGTAAGAAACTGGTGCGCTGCGTTGTAGGTGTACGTTCCAGTGTCTACCAAAGCAACCTTAACCGTGCCGGTCAAAAGATTGGTATTGGTAGCTGCGCCAAGGGTGGTTTCCTTGTACTTGGGATAAATCGCGTTTGCCATTTCTTACTCCTTAGCCAATGCTAAACCAGTGTGTTGGGTAGGACACAGAGAACTTGCCGTTGATGCTCTTTGTTGCATTTGGGAAAGCAAACACCGCAACAGCACGATTTTCCTTGCTTGCGTTATACACAAGACAGCCTTGGGCCTGAATGCTGCAATTCTCCATAACCACATCAGCAAACTTGACCGCGACACCGTGCTGCGTAGGAGTTAACTGCATGTCCTTTAGGACTACTCCACCGGGCGCATAACCCTGACCAGAGCATTCTCCCATAGGATCATATGCTTTTGTGTCTTTGTTTAGCTTCGCATCGGCCTTATAAAGTGCCATGCGGTATTCGTCCTTTGATGAATGGATTCCATCCATCAATTCCATGATGAAACTTCTGCAAGTAGCAGAGTTAATCATGCTCGAAGGACTCCGCGCCAACAACCACACCTTCCTCGTTGCGGATCAGCTTGATTGTCTTGGGTTTTGAGGGCTTGTCCTCTTGCTTCAGGTTCATCTTGATTTCCATCGGCTCACTTTTCACAGTGATGTTGGGATTCATCGTGAACTCTGGTTGAAGAGCAATAACCTGTTCCGTAGAGCCGATGTTCATCCTAGACCGCTGATTCCCGCCACCGCCTCCAGTGTCTTGAGGGCTTGAGCCTGGGATGGTTTCGTCCTTCTTGTCCTGCACCAACTCATCGCCGCCCTCGATGTTGGACATGCCAAGATACTCGCGGGCTTCGTTAGGCGTCAGGATGCCACCAGTAACACCGGCCTTGGCAAAGTTCATCTGATCCAGCGGAGCGCCCTTCAGGAAGTCCCGAGTGTCAAACTCTATGCAAAGGCTAGGGTATTGAGACAGCAGATGCTGCTTCAGCTTTTGTTGGATGTTGACAATGATGGGGTAAATGGCCGACTTGTAATACTCATCCAGCATGGTCTGAGTATTGTTGTACTTGGATTCTCCGATTCCGATCATGGACGGAGGCACACCAAAGATGCCGCAAATCCGCTTCATCGTCTGGAGTTTCAACTCTCGCGCATCAGCGTCCTGAAGAGTCAGCATCTCTAGCGGCATGTACTTCATGCCTTGATCAAGCAACATGCCCTGACCCGGCTTGGAAGCATCAGTCCTTTGGGAGCCTGTCATGTTCGCCCAGGCTTCCTTCAGCCGAGCAGCTATTTCCTTGTACTTGCCATCAGGGATAACCGACTCGGTTACGAACATGCCCGAGGGTTTGGCCCCATTGAGCATGACGTAGTTGGCGTACAGGTCGATGTCTTGATCAAGTGACACCAATTCCGTCGCCAGGATGCCCTTGTTAAAGCCCGCGGAGCCCTGCCATGCCATGTCCTTGATGTGCATGACCTGATGTGAGGCCAAAGGTTCTTCCTTAGAGAAACCATACGAAGGAGTAGACAACCTGTAGGACGGATACCGCGTAGGAGTTATCTGAACAGCAATCAGAGTGCTGTCTAGGATATACATCTCAATCGGAGTCTGGCTAGGATTTCCCTGATCCTTTCTCCACCACAGAGTAAAGGCTTCACCAGACAACTCATGCCACATCAACCACTGATACCAGAACTCATATTGACTTTGGAAGGCGTTAGGGTTCTGAATCAGGTTCATTACCTGGATTGCTTTGGCCTTATTGCGCTCAGTTACGCCTTTGCCTTCAATAGCGTCAACGTACTTCCCGTCCTCAGTGCGGCACATCACCCGCAGCGGAAGTTGAGCAATAGACCGAGCTTTAGCACCAATACATGACATAACCGTCGAATTTCTCGACAGCATGGACATATCAACAACTCGACCAGCATCATTGACAGAACTGGTCGTTACATACAGCAGTTGGCTGTTTACGACCGAGCCTTGCTTAGTCGCGCCATAGGTGATCTGGTTGCCTAGGGCCGTTTGCCCAAACAACGTATTGGCTTCTTTTGCCGATGTTTTCTTACGAAATACGTCGAAAATGCCCATGTCAGACCCCTTTGGCTACACTTTACCACTCTAATGATCTAAAACCAAATGAATCAGATACAAATACGTTATCTAGGTGGCCGTGAACTGCCATGATCATGGCGATGATACCGTCAACCTTAGCGGATGGGTCCGCTTCGTTCTTCCTAACCTTAATGTTGTCGTTTACGTCTTTGTAGACCTCGCAGTTTCCTAACTGCCAACCCACAAACGGATTCCCATCGTGGTTAATAGCCTTCTTCATAATCAACTCTTCTGTGGCCTTACTCGGGCTTGACAGCATTGCCATGCCCTGGCCGACCTTGACCACAGGAAGTCCGTCCGCGTACAGGTTAGCGACCAGATTAGCCGCGTTGTACGGGTCGTAATTGATCTGCTTCACCTCATACTTTTCACATAGGTTGCGGATATATTTCTCGATTTCCCCGTGGTCTGTGACGTTACCCGGAGTGAACTTAAGAATCCCACTAGCCGCAGCTTGTAGGTAGGTAGGTCGGTAGTGATTTGGAACGAGGTCAAGCGACTCTTCTGGCAGGAAGAACTGAAACTCCGCAAAGAACTTCTCGTCAGAATACCTGTGTAACGTGCAAATTGCGTTGAGGTCTCTGGAGTGCGCCAAGTCAAAAGCCACAAAGGTGGACTCTGGTTTATCAGTTGGTTTGGCGGATACGGATGCATCCCAGAAGCGGCGATCCACCCAAGCAGCGTTTGCAGAGACGTAAACATTCAACTGCTTGCAGAGGAACTCATTGAGACTCGCAGGTTTCGCTGATGCCTCATCGGCCATATGCTGGATGTGGTCGGTAGACACCGAGACCCCGAGCATAGGGTTCGCCTTCGCCCAGGTCTTTTGGTCTTGCCAGTTGTCTCCAGCATCGATGGAGTACAGAAGTCCAAACCACCGACCGTTGTCTTCCGCCGCGCCTCTAAGGATCGTCTTGAAGTAGTTAAGGTCTTCATAGAACTTGGTTTCCTTAGTGAAGCTGGCAGTCGTCAGATAAATCCGAAGAGGATTCTTCCGAGCACCCATGCCCGAATGAAGAACCTCAATAGACGCTCTTTCAGTGATCTGTGCCGCTTCATCTACCATCGCGCAAGATGGGTTCTTGCCGTCGCCTGTTTTCCTATTCTCGCGGGACAGGGCTCGGTAGGTGGAAGTCGAGTCGCCCTGCTTCTTGATCTCGTTGCGGTAGACCAGATACTTCGCAGCGAGGTTGGGGTCCATAGACTCCACAATCGCCTTGGATGAATCAAAGCAGATGGATGCCTGCTCCCGGCTAGTAGCCAGCGTAAAGACTTCAGCGCCAGCATCACCAAACATCAACTCATACAGAGCAATGATCGACGCGACCGTGGTCTTACCCGACTTCCGCGGGACATACAGGATTACGTCCGTGACCCATCGCTTACTGTGGTCTGACTTGGCTCGGAATCCATAGAGCCCACAGAGGAACATGATCTGGAAAGGCTGAAGCTCAATCGGCTTCCCAGCATCCGGTCCCTTAACGTGGTTGCAGAACTTGACGAACTTGAGGATGTGCTCCGCTTTGGCAGGCACAAACTCGTAAGGCGCGTCCTTGCGTTCCGCCATGTCGAGGAACCGCTGGCAGGCGAGTTGTACGTCCTCGCAAGCCTGGATGTCGCCTCGGGTTACTCCTGCTGCGTATTGGAATGCAGGCTCAAGCAGGCTGGAATAGTTCATCGACTGAGGTAGGCTTATTAACCATCTTGGGGCGGCCGCGGGCAACTAGAGCAAGCTCACCAAGAATCTTGATGATCTTGTCCGTTGATTCGTTCCTGATCTTTGTCCAAGGGCTCGTAGCGATACCAGACGGATAAACCGAGGTCTGACCATTTTCAAGAATCTGCATATGGGCCTCCAGCAAGGCTTCCATTTGCATGATCAGCGTCCCGATCAAAAGCTCATCACTGGGAGAAATCGGACCAGTTGAGTTTTCGATCTCTGCGCGAATGGCAGTCTCAAAAGCCATTGCGTCCCAGGTGTTTGGGTCACGCAAATAACCAATGATGTGGCGTGGAGGTTTACGTTTTAATTCAGACATGGGAATTCCTTTCGTGTCTTATACACCAATCCTACACCAAACAGATAATGGAAGGGTCAACTTAGGGTGCGTGAGAAATTGAC